GGTATCTGAGTCTGTCTCTGAAACATTGAAGGTAAAGTTAAATATTTTAGGATTCTGATGTTCAGCTAACCCAAATAATATTCTGTGTTCAAAACCATCAGCAAAGGAAATAGTACGAGTATTTGGTGCGGATCTTTTTTGTTGTCCGTAAGTTGGTGTGATTGAAGGAAATGTAGCCATTATGTTAATAATCCTCCTGGTCTTTTCTGTTTAATTAATTCTGATTGTATAGCAACAGAAATCATACGGCCAAGTTCTCTACCATTCTCTTCATCACCTTCAACAGACGAACCAGAAGCATCTACGTTTACTACGATATTTGTTGATCCACCAAGCATTTCATTTGGTGTAATCATTCCTGATACACCTGGACTAAATAATTCTGGTCCACGTTCTCCTACTAAATAACTACTACCACCTTTTACTGCTCCACCATTTGCTCTCCCACGAGGCATACCAAACATCGGATCATCAAAATCTCTACCAAATAAATCTGTTCCACCTGTATTAGCACCTCTTGAAGGAGCCATACTTGATCCAAAAAACTTTAATCCAATACCTAATATGCTCATTTGAATTTGTTTTGCAATCATCTGTGCAGCCATATCTAAGAAATGGTCTGCTGTACGCATAAATAAATTTCTTAATGCTTCTTGTGCTGTCATAGATCCTTTAATTATCCCTTTAAATGATTCTCCAAAGGCACTACCGACTGTATCTGCTAATGATGCTAGACGATTAATAGGATCAGCTAAAGCTTCTAATTCATCTCTTACCATCGCAATATTTTTTGTAAGCTTTTCACCTAATGCTCTTTCTAAAGCTAAATCTAACTGTTGAACACCCTCTGTTCTCTCTTCAATTTTTTGTAAACTGTCAACTCTTTCATCTCTAATTGCGGAAGGAGTTGTTATCTGTGGTGATATAGAAAAACTTGCTTGATTATTAAAAACTGAACTTGCAAAACGATCAAAGAAATTAATTTTATCTTTATTACCTATTTGCTGTTTCTTTACAGATTCAATAATCGCTTCTTGTAATCTTTTTTGAACTTTTAAACTACCTTCAGTTCTTAAAGCCTCTCTTAATTGATCTGCTTTAGCTATACCTATTTTATCTTCGGCTGCTTTTATATCATCTAATAATTGAACATTTGTTTTTAATCCTTTTACTAAGTCAAAAGTTGCTTCATCACCAAATGTAATTAATAAAGATTTTCTAACATTTGCATCAAAAGCTGCAAAACTTTGTGCAGCTTGTAATGCTTCTTGTTTTGATATACCTAATTGTTTACCTAATTGAGTTATACCTCTTGCAGTAAAGAACGAGCTACCACCTGCTGCTCTGATAGAAACATTTAATTTATCAACTGATTTTTGAAAATCAATAGTTTCTTGTACTCTTTGAGCTATTGCAGTACCAGCTATAGACAAACCAAATCCAAACGGCCCTCCTAATGCACCACCTACTGCACCACCGATACCACCACCTGCTGCTCCCAAAGCACCTTGACCAAATAACAAAGGAAAACCACCACCAATAAGAGCATTACCTAATCCACCAGAAATTCTTCCTGCTCTACCTCTTGGATTAGCAAACATTCCTCTAGGATTTGCACCTGTACCGATACCTAAACGACCTAAAGGTCCAGGTCTGACTGGTCCTATAGGTTGTGCAAATTGCTGATTACCAAAAGCTTGTATTCCTTGTGCTTGATTTTGAGCAACTATTGTTCTTATTTTTTTTGTATCAGCTTGTATTTTTTTAGCGTTTTTATTAAATTCTTTAAAACCACCACCTAATTTTTCACGACTAGAACCAGCAGCAACTATCTCCCTAATTCTTTGTGATTCTGCAATATTTGATGAAACTCTAGTTTTTAATTCGAGTTGACTTTCTGTTGTTCCTTGTATTGGTGGCATAAATTTAAATCTGCCAAAAGCCCTAGAATTCATTGATCCTAAAGCTTCTTGTAAAGCTTGATTTTCTGCAAGTATTTGTCTTGATCTTCCTGAAACACCACCTTCAGGAGTTACACTTTGACCAAGTAAAGTTCTACTTCTACCAGGCTTTAACGAAGATCGTTGACCTGTAAGAGTAACACCTTGTAAAATTTGTTCTTGTATTTTTAATTCTTTATTTAAATCTTTTTGTGCTGCAACTAATTCTCTCGCAGCTTTTTTCTGTAATGAAGTACCTGAAGCAGCAGCATTAAAATTAGCTTTAGCCGTTGCTAAAACTGTATTTAAATTTTCAAAACTTCTAACTAATAGATTTTGGTCTTTAGCAACATTTTTTAGACTTTTATTTAAACCCTCTACCTGTAATTGTGTAGTTCTAACATCTTTATTAAAAGCAGTTAATTTCTTAGCACCTTTTAAAGCAACAGCAATATCTACATTATAATTAGCCACTTGCTATAAAAATTAAAACATTTTCTCTATATTACCTCTTTTTACCTCTTAAAGCACTAGCTCTTTGTGCTTGTTCTTTTTGTTTTTCATATTCTTCACTTTCAAGTTCTGCAAAAGCAGCCCAACCTATCATTTCTTCAATAGTTAGAGTCTGACATAACTCAGCTACAGTTTTATGTAACTGTTTTGCTAAAGAAAAAAGAAACTGCCAATCTTTATTAGCTTTTCAAATCGGCTTTAGCCTCGCTTACCTCCTTATCAGCACCAGCATTAACCATTGCTAATTGTATTTCCTCAAGAACAGAAGCTTCGATCTCTCTTCTCAATGAAGCTTTATCTCCATCTTGAAAAAGCCTTACACTATCTTTATCTAATGATTTTTCTATCATCATCTGCAACGCATAGTCATTAACATCATCAGAGTTTGATTTCTTCTGTATCGCTTCTCTTTCTGCAATAGTCAAAGGATGCCAATAGACAGTAAGAATAATCTCATCATCTTGTTTAATATCATGTTTGTAAAGTTGAGAAACTCCAAACTTGTTTTTGAGTAGGTCTACTGCTCTTGTCATATCAAAATTATATTACTTTACTATATTAAGCGTTAGCGGTAAATTGGCAAGATATTAAGCCAAGAAAGTGTGAAGAGTCATCTAATTCAATAGGAGCAGGGCCAACAATGTCCAATACTCTTGGATCACAACTAAAAGTATCAGTATAGTTAGAAGCATTAACAGAAGTAAGTCCATCAATAACTGCTTCGCCTAATGCAGATAAAGTTGAACTACCTTTTCCTCTGGGAACATAAATATTACATTGAATAACACCAGAATAAAAGTCTTGTGATGCTCCTTGTGTTTGTGTTGTTGCCTGTGCAAAATCAACTGACATAACAATATATTTTTTAGTTTTACCTGGTGTTTTATAAACCATGTTGTCATAAACCATCTCGACAGTATTATCTACTGCTGCAACTGCGTCTGTTACTGCTTTTTCAAAAGCTGCTCTTGTGTTAACTAAAGTCATAGATCAGTATAATCAGCAAATGCTTTCTTAGGATCTGCAAATTGTCCAATACCACCTTGACCACCTTGTAATCCTGTTTCTGCTATGGCAATTCTAGGCTTCTTATCAGTAAATAACTGTTTTATTTTTGGTGCTAATTTTCCCTGAATATATCCTGGTATAGAACCTTGTTTTCTTGGGGAGGCTAAAGCTCTTGCTGCATATTGTGATCTGTTACCAATAAATACCTTAGAAAAAGGTTTAAAATTGTATGATATTTCATTTATAAATCTAGGTTCAATTCTTGCATTCGGATTATTTTGATCACCTTTTCTTGTAGGTTTTATATTACTCCAAGGTGAAAAATCTTCTCTTGGTTGATCTGGTCTAGGTCTTTGAGTACCAGCAGTCCAACTTGAAGCAAAGAAACCAGTATCAACAGGACTATTTTTTTTTGTCGAAAGATCAATAAGTACAGCTTTAACAAATCTATTTAGATCAGATTCTAAATTACTATTTATATCAGGAACAATACTGTCAATACCTCTTGATTTAGCCATTAGAACCTCACCAATATTGTAAACAGGTAAGTCTGCCCACCTTGTCTTGTATCTATATTAACTATCTGTGCCACTCTTGTAGATCCAGCATAAGTTAATGTAATTTCATCATCAAAACTAGGTTGATTATCGTCAATTAGATCAGGTGTTATATAAACTTTCGCCTCTCTTCTTTCTCTACCATCATCTTCTGTAGAAATCACAAACTCAACAGGAGCATCAAAACTATAAGTTGTATCGCTTGTCGAATATGCACCCGTAGCTGTGTTATAAGTACCAGATGCTTTTCTTGTATAAACAATAGAAGAATCAAAAGAAGAACCTAAATCAGAAACAATCTGTTTAGCTACATTTTTAAATAATGAATCTAATTGACCTGCCATTATCCTCTAACCACCCTTAACTGAAAACTACCAGCACCACCTAGTACATAAGCTCCTAAATAACTTTGTAACCACGGGTAAACATCAAATACATTATTAACAGCACCACTTCCCTGACTATCAGTATTATATTTAACCTGTATATCTCCTAGCTTTACTTCACTAAAGTTCCCATCCTTACCAGTAGTACCAGTAATAGCTCCTGTATCATTTGCTAATGCCCTAGCTAATTCATATTGTGCGTATTTAATATTATTAGGAATTAATGAACAAGTTAACTCAACTCCATCTACCTGATAATTATTTCTTGGAAACTTTAATGCCTGTCCATCATCACATCTATTTCCATAATAAACCAAAGTATCAATCCATCTAACAGCAGATATTAATGATCTTTTTTTCTGATCGTCTGTTTTATTTGTCCAAGTTGAAGAATCTGGAGAAGTATCAAAATAATCATTAGCTTCTGTCAATGTGACATAACTATTAGCATTAGCTCCTTTTATTGTTGCGTCTATAGTTGCTGCCACGATCTATAAAGTAATTTAGTTTTATTGTAGCGTAAAGAAAAAACCCCACCAATAATTGATGAGGTTCTTTACTGCTTTGTCTTGCAACTTGATAGCACTAAGGATTAGTACCTGTATCAAGTGGTGTATTAACAATCAGTTCGACTATAGGAATTAAATCCGCATCGTATGTAATTGCCCAGTTGTTGTCATTAGCCAACAGAGCATTAGTTGGGTTGTCAGCAGCGTTAGTCCACTTAGTTCCCATAACGTGATAAGCACTATGGTAATCAACAGACATTACATCTTGCTTAGATAAGATGTTTCTATCTGATTCAATGTTTAGTGGAGACTGTTCGCCTTCAAGAATTGTTCCTGACTTGATTAAGTAGCAACGGAACTCTTTCTGATGACCTGTTGTACCAGGCTGAACTGTATTAACTTGTGAGTCAATAACAACATTCATTCCAGCAAACTGACCGATGCTTGTTTCACTAACACCGACACCGCCACCACCCCAAGTTACTGCACCACCAGTTGTGAGAGCAGATGTTGAGAATGTAAGCATACCAACTTGATATAAGTAGTAAGCAACAGATGGATGAACAACTAGAGTATCTAGCTCATCTCCTCTTGATCCAAGAAGTGATCTTCCTCTTGCAACTGTAGAAGCTGTTAAGAAGTTATCAGTATCAGCACCAGAAGCAGCACCCTTAGATAAATCTAAACAGTTTGCACCTAATGGTCCGAAAGTAGATCCGAACAAACCATCTAACAAGCTGAATAGTCTTGCAGAGTTTAGCTTGTTGATTGCATCTGCAATTTGGTTTCTGATGTGACCCATTGGATCTTCACCAGCAGCCAATACAGCTACATCATCAACAGCATACGCAAAACCTCTATGACAGATAGTTGCGATCTGTGTTCCTGTACCAATCTTTTGTGGTGTCAAATAACCAGCGTTACTTGTACCCCAAGTTGCTGTACCATCTAAAATTTCTTCAGTTGGTGCGATTGGGTTGAACTCTGGAACTTGTATTCTTGTTCCACCTTCTGTTGCGTCAAGAAGTGAATTTCTTACAACAGCACCAGATTTTAAAAATGCACTACGTTCTTTAATTGCTTCGGAAACGTATGTGCTGAGATTATTTCTCTTAACGATATCCGCTAGTAGGACACCGCCAGAATAATTCTGAAACGGAGCAGCCATTCAGATTTACCTTTTTAAGTTTTGCGATACCCTAATCACAGATAAGGGGGTCAATTTCACAGAAATTAACTATTTAGTTTGAGCCTCTTGCTTGAGCACTGCTGCAAGCTGTGGGTCTTGTTCTGATAATAGCATTTGTTGAGTGAGGTTGCCCGTTTTCCAGGGGTTTGCCTGACCTGTACCAGCGTTTGCAACTGGGCTTGGTTTTGCTCCCATTCCTGCTGCACTACTAGGTTTAAAATGATGTTCCCAACCACTGCCAGGGTTTTTAAGACTTGTAAGATAGTTACCTAAATCCTGTTCTACTCCACCATTAAGAACAACAACTTTACCTTCAGAGTTCTTTTGTAACTTTCCTTGTAACAATGCTAAAGTTTGCTCTGCATTTATCGCTCCAAGATTACTAATAGCTGCTAATGCTGTTGTCTTAGTAGAAGCTACTTCATTAGAAGTTTTCATCTCTTCTAATTGTTGAGCTAATGTATTAATTTTTTGTTCTTTTTCCTGTGCTGTTTTATTAGCTTCTTCCCAAAGAGTTTTCCATTGTCCTTGATCTTCTAGTTCTTGTTTTCTTTGTTCATCTTTTTGTTTATAAACATCATCTAATTTTGTTTTGATGCCTTTAAATTTTTCTTGTGCTTCAGCAGCTTCTTTTCGTGCGGCAGCTACTTGTGCTTCATATTCTGCTTTTACAGAATCTAAATTTGGTGCTTGTGGTTGAGAAGGAGTGTCAGCCACAGGCTGTTCAGCAGGAGTCACGGACTCAGGCTGAATTACTTTTTCTTCAATCATAATTATTCTTCAGAAGTAATAGTAGTAGTTTTCTTTTTAGAAACTTTCTTTTTAGTTTCTTTTGTTTCAGAAGCAGTAATAGTTTCTTCAGCCTTTTGTGCTTTAGATTTTGTTTCTACTACTTCCCATTTATAAGTTCCGTCAGATTGCAGAACTTTATCAATAGATCCAGCCATAAAAGTGTATGTACTTATATATCATCTTACCAAACTATTCAGATTTAGCTTCATTTGCTGATGGTAATACTTCACCTTGAACTAAAATATCTCTAAATTCATCTCTATCAATGACTTGTTGATCGAATAATGATGTTAATGCTGTAATATCCTGTCCTATCAATCTTTCAATATCAAAATCTCTACTAATTTTTACTTCTGGTGGTTCGATTCCTACATATTGAGCAGATAAATTAAATGCTTTTTGTAATTTCTGCTCTAATTCCATTGAAACCATAGCCAACATTGAGTTTGTATCGACTCTATCTAATCTTCTAGCATCAGCACTTTCAGCTACAAACTTTTGCTGACTTAATGTACTAATACCAAGAGTAGCCATTTGCATTTGTAATTCTTTTATTTCTGCGGATTGTGCTTCAAATGCACTAGAAGCTGGTTCGACATAATAAACTTTATTTCCTGGCTGAGTTGCCATCGCATAATTAACAGAAATAGCTAAATCTTTTGTCTGATCGTCATATCCTTCCATTACTAACATTGGTTGAGATGCAACGTGCAAACTATGAATTAAATCAGCCTGTCTTTGAAAATGTGCCAAATTTAAATATGCAATATCTAATAAAGGTGGCTTACTTACTAAATTATCTGTTTTACCAGAATAAATAGTAATTAAAGGTATTTCTCCTAAAGAAAACTCACCAGATTCAACCTGTGCATAGTCTTTATCTACTGAACCTGCTTCAAAATTACCAGTAGAACTTCCATCAGAAACATCATACATTTCTTCTATTTGTTCTTTCTTACGAAAAACTCTATATTTTCCTGGTTCTATAACTCTTATCTGGTCAAATACTTTTTCTCCAAACTGACCACTAGGTAATACAGCTTTTTCTGCTATTCTTGCCTGTACCAAATTTCCATAATTAGATTCTCTATCTAATCTCCAACCATATAAATTTGTAGGATCTACTTCTATCCAATAAGGTCTACGATTTTGTTGTCTTTCTTCTGCAAGTGTTAATGCACCAGAAGGTGCAGGATAATCAACAAGAATATGACTTTGTCCATAAGTTAATGAACACATCAATATTCTTCTTGCATATTCATCTAAATCTGATTTACAACCATCAACATCCATTTTAAACATCTCAGTCCAATAAGGATCTCCTATTAAAGTAATTGGTTTACGAAGTACAAGACCTGCTGCTGCTCTAATCAACCTTTGAGTAAATGGACTAAATACTGCTCTGTTTACTCTTGCCAAATAAGCATCGTAATCTTCTCTTGGTTCTAATGGTAAAAATGCTTCACTATTTGTTCTTAAGTAATCAGTTCCCTCACTAACGGCTTTCATTATTTCCCAACCCTTCATCATGTCTAAAACTGCTCTAGTTCTAGTAAAAGGACTATCAACTCCACCTACTGAAGTAGACGAAACAATGTTGGTTCGTATTGGGCCTGGGATTGCATAAGTCATTTCAACACCTCCATCGTTTTAATGCTAACGCTTTTCTAGTGGGTCGCCCCTTTTTATCTTTTAATGGACCAGCCATTCCTTCCATTCGAGCACAGAAACTTTTTCTTCTAGCTTTTTCTTTTGGTGTAAGACCTGTTTTTTTAGTGACAGGTGCTTTTAAATTACTACCAGTAGCAGCATTATATTTTTTTCGTCCTTTAGCAGTCAGCCCACCCTTCTTAGATTTTTCGCCTCTTCCTATAGATAAACTGACTCCTTTTTTGCGTGGCATTATTTTCCTACCTTTGCCTGTGCTTTTTTATGGGCTTGGGTAAAAGTATCTCCTGCTCTCATTCGCCTTTTCATAAACTCCATATGCTTATCGCTATGGTGTTCAGAATGTTCTTTTAGTTTATTTTTTTGACGGGTAGTGAGTTTCACTTCTTTTTCCTCTTTTTCTTTTTAGCATTTAACTTTTTTAAGTCAGCACCAGTAATCTTATCCCGTGGTGGAGCAACAGCAGCAAGTTTGCGTTGCTTCGATGAATAAGATCCTTTAGGCATTACGCAGCGTTGGTGATAGCACCAGATGTTACGAAGCTAACACTTACAGTCTCAAGATCACCTGTTGCAGCAGATAAAGTTGTATTTTGAACAATTCCAGTAAAACTTACTTTTTTAGTGCCAGAGGTGTCTAAAAATAGTTCAAATTGTGCATCACCAGCATCTTCTGTTGTTAAAACATCTGCTAATAAGTTTGCAGTTTCATTACCACTAGCTGCTGTATATAAAAAGTCTATTGACCCTGAACCAGAAATAAGACCACCTACAAAACTTCTTGATGTTGCTCCATGAGCAGTTACATCAAGGGTGTCTTTTGTTATGTCAAGTGACCAACCTGTAGTTGAAACTATTGCTTCAGCAGTTCCAGATCCGTTTATGAATTTAACAGAACCTTCTTCGCCACGAAAAAATGCCATGATTCAATGAAAAAAGAGTATTTATAGATAGTTTAACTTGTTGTTGACTTTTTTACAGTACCTTCTGTCAGTTTTCTTTGATATTGTTCACATCTAGGATCCCATAGGGCAGGATTACGTTTTCCTTTTACTGCTTCGATAATATCGAGCATTTCTTCAGTAACTTCGGTCATTTCTTTTTTTTAGTAGTTTTTCGCCTATGTTGATAGGTTATCTTCTTTTTACCAGTTTTTTCACGTTTAAACCTCTCTTTCTCACTTTTCGTCATTTCTCCTACTGTCTTAGGTGTCTTACTTGAGACACGTTTACTAGGTCTACAGGCAGGATAACCACGTTTTTCACCTTTTGAACGACCACAAGGTTTACCAGTTTTGACATCAACCCAATTCTCTTCAAACCAACGACTTAAACCACCCTTTGCTCTAGGATTTGGCTTACTTCTTGCCACGCTTTTTCTCCACTCTATAAGTACCACCACGCTTTTTATACTCTCGGACTAACCAAGCATTAGCGTAGGCGGAAGGATAGACAGCAAACTTACGTTTTGCTTCTGATTTTACTCTAGAGTATAAAGTTTTATTTACAGGTACATTCGCCACGTTTCTTACCTCCCTTTTTCTTTTTCTTCTTCTTTTTCATCCCAGTATGGTAAGGCATAGTAAGAATTAGGTATCTTAATATATTCTAAACGAAGTTTGGCCTAGTGTCTCTGGTTTTGCCAAATTGAATTGCTGTAGACAAAGATAACCAAAAGCATCAAAAGCATGGTCCACACCCAAATTCTTATTAGGTAGACCTGTATTGGGAGCATATGTAAGTGTTCTTAATGATTTTATTAACTCTTTACATCTTGGATGTATAAATGTTCTTTGATCTCCATTTGCATCTAACAAAGCAGTATTAACAGCAGTAATCTTATCTCTTATTTTCCAGGGTGCTTTAGGACTTAAAACAGTAAAACCATTACGTCTTAAAATCGTATGGTCAGTAACACCAACTCCACTTGTTTTTCTTGCACTACCCGTAGGATCAGGACAAGCAATAACTCTTCTATCCACCCCATACCTTCTCGTGACTTCTTCTGCAAAATCCCAAGTTGTAGCACCTCCTGTCAGCATAATCTCATCAAAGACATATAGTGTATCGTTATGTTTTACAGCACAGACCCCGGCCATAGGGTCAACGTTAAAATCTAAACCGATTAACAAAGGAAGCATATGTAGATCAGCTACTTCTTTATCAATATTTTCATCACTGAAACTAACAGCAACTAATCCAGTAAGATTCTCAAAACTAGCCTCAAATTCTTGTCTAAATGTTCTTGCATCTAATTGACCTCTAGCCGCTTCAACTTCCTCTGCCTTTACATTACCCCCTTCAATCGTAGTAAAACTCCACCTTTTCCAATCATCCCACTCCTGCTCGCCACAATAACACCACATATCATAAAACCAACTCGCAGTACCATCTGGCGTACTAATAAATAATGCCCAACCTTGTTTGTCGGCTAATGCAGGTCTTATGACTTCAGCCCATACATCACGATCCATAAATGCTGCCTCATCTAAAACAACACCAGCAAGACTTCTTCCCCTCAATGCCATAGCATTTTCAGTACCTTTCAACTCAATAGTCGATCCATTAATCAATTCCAACCTTAAATCTGTCTCATTCTTACTTTGCACCCACACTTTCGGCACTAATTTCTTCAACTCCTTCCACGCAATATCCTTTGCCATCCTATAAGTAGGAGCACAATAGAAATATACCTCACCAGGTCGATTAATAGCTCCCCTAAGCAATTCGATACAGGATAAATAACTCTTACCAAACCTTCTTCCTGCAACCAACACCCTAAATCTCTTATCACAATTAAATACCTCCCCCTGTGCATACCTTAAACTGATTTCTGGTTTGTTTTTTACCGTCATACACTCAAAAATAACAGATAATTCAACTAATACCCCCTATTTATAGCCTATTCCATCACTTTTAGGTTATCATTTCAGTAAATACACCTCGCAAGTAAGTCCGTGGCTTCTTCTACCTTTCCTACTGATCAAACATTAGATAATAATCCTCCTAAACGTAAAATGAGATTTGTTGCTCGTTCTTCCGCTCAACAAGTTCAAGAACGATCTCAACGTCTTTACACTCGCCAACTTGAAGGTAAAACTACTCGTGCCCTCGTTCTAGAACACGCTAAAATTGAATCCATCTCCGAAGTAACTGCTTGGCAAGACTGGAAAAAAGTTAAAGAATGGAATAAAGAAGATTGGGAAAAAGATAGAGAAACTCTTCTCCCCAGACTCCAAGCAATGAGAATACGCCTCTTCAACAAAGCAGTCAAAAAAGGTCAGCTTCAAACAGCCGCTCAGATCCTAGACTCCCTCGGTAAAGTAATAGGTGAATCCGTAGAAACAGTTAACATTCAAGCTCCAGAACTCGCCATCCGCATAGAACCAAAAAATTAAACGATATATATTTAAGTTCCCCACGTACACAAAAATAAAAAAATATTCTGTAACCCTACCCCTAGGGTAAGGAATACAAAATAATTTTAATTCTAAGGCACTT